GGGGGCGCACCCCGGGGGGGCCCCCAAAAAAACCCCCCCTGTGGGGGGGGGGTTTTTCTTTTGACATCATTTTTATCAGGGTACCTTTTGACATCATTTTGACATCAATTAGAATATATTTGAAATCTTTTCTACCACATCGGCTTCCATAATTGGGGTAACGTGGGAGTAGGTATCCATCGTTTGTTGATATGAAGAATGGCCAAGCCTCATTTGTACGACTTTAAAGTTTACACCGGCTTCCAATAATAAGGTGGCGTGTGTATGACGAGTATCGTGCATCGTAAAATCAGGTCTACCGATTGCGGTGGCCAACTTTTTACATTTCAGAGAAACCTTGGCTGGATCACGAGGGTTTCCGAACTTACCTGGGAACACGAGATTGTTATTTCTCCAGTTCGTTGCTTTTAGTCTTCGTTTATCGACGCATGTGCGAAGTTTTAGGAGCTCTGCGATAGTTTTATCGTCAAGCGAAATAGAACGCCTAGACGAGCTATTTTTAGTTGTTTTAGAGATAGTTGTGACTTCATTGATACGTAAAACTGTCTGATTGACGGTTAGTGTTTTTTGCTTTAAGTTGACATCATCCCAGGTTAAGCCGAGTATCTCGCTACGGCGTAAACCTGTAGTAAATGCTAGCTTAAATAGGGCGTGCCATTCGACATCATTGATTTGCTCAAGGAAGGTTTCTACTTCTTCCTTGGATAGTGTTACCATCTTTCGCTTACGCTCTTGTTTAGGCTTCTTGACTAATGTGGCCACATTTTTAGAGATTATTTCATCCATAACAGCCTGTTTAAGGATAGCCCTAAGAACGGTTAGCGTGTAACTGATGGTCCGTGCTGATAAGTGGCTTATGCTATCCATTAAAGCTCTTACGTTTAATGCTGATAACTCAACTAGTCGTATCGAGCCTATGAAAGGCACAATATAGGTTTTAATAATATATTGGTAAGAGGATAGGGTGTTCTGTGAAACGGTATCCTTTTTAAGTCGGATCCAATACTCACACCATCTCTCTATTGTAATGGTATTATCATAGTTAGCGCATTGCGCTAGTGATTCAACGTAAGCATCACGTTCAGCAATAGCTGCTTTCTTGGTGGTACCGTAAAAGTATTTACGATTACCGTTTATCATCTTTGATACCTGGTAGCGTCCATCGGTTCGTTTTTTAGCCATATCTTCAATCCTTATAATAAACAAAAAAGATGAGGTCCTGTTCCATAAGAACAAGACCTCATCTTTAGTTGCGGCTAAACCGCTTATAATGATTTTAGTTTGGGGCTAAACCCCTTTGTTCTTACATTATAGAATAGATGTTAAAAAAAATCAACAATTTTTGGACTTTATTACAATTTTACTTTATATTGTATAAGTCTTTCATAACTGCTCGAATTTTATCAGTAGCCTGTTTATCTACCCGCATATTATAAAGCGCATCTTTAGGGTACCTAGGATTTTGTATGCGTATTTTGCTTACAGTTCTGATTTGAGAGACGATAGCGACGGTGCCAGCATTTAACCGTGATACTTCATTCATAATTATATTATGTTTTTCAAGTAGGTCTTTCGCTTCATCTAGCTGTTTTTCAAAGCGTGCAATATCTTTAGTGGTTATGGACTTAGGATCTGTATTTTCGACATCATTTATAAAGGCGCTACATTTGTCCAGCATCTCCCCGGACCCGTCCAGTAGAACTGTAAACAATTCTGTTCCCAAATAAACGTCTGATTTATATAGTGTTTTGGGACTCTCTTTACCCAGTTTTAGAGACCGTAGAGGGACAACAGTGACTGTACTGTTTTTAGAATTACTAGGCGCAAGTACTATAGCATAATGTAGGCCACCAAATTCAGACCCTATGCCAAAGCCGAAGTCAACTTTAACTATATCACCAGGTTTGAACTGTGGAAAATACTTAGGATTAAAAGTTTCTTCTTGTTTTATATATCTCAAATAATTGCGTAGCCAATAATAAAGTAGGGCCGCCTTGTGTTGGTCTGAACCTAGTATGTTTTTTAAAAACGTACTTATGTTATTTGCAAGTTCCGCTATTTTTGATGTTAAAGCACCTTTGTTTTCTGGCTTTTTTAAATCCATACAGATCCTCCTTCGTTATACGCTTTATATTTTCTATTGATGCGGAATTCTATATCAATAAAATCAAAATACAGAATCTAGTACATTGTCATACCAGTGCTTTTTCTTTTTAGGCTGTTGCACTTCTTCAGATGGAGCCTGGTGTATCTCATGGTCAGCTTGCCATTTTGCCAGTGCGTTTTTAGTGCCTTCGTCGACTTTATGTAAGTCGTCCATTTCTTCTTTTGTCATGCTGATAGTACGTTCAAGATATTCCTGTTCGTCTAGTAATTCGGTGCTCCCGTCATCGTAATGTACTAGTACTTTAGGGCCGTCTAAGGCCTTAAATTCATCGTGAGATACTTCGGTTCTAGCGAATCCTGTAACTGTAACTAAGGCAAGCATAGTAGTAATTAATAAAGTCTTTTTCATGTTAACATCTCCCTTTTATATAATCCCTTATAATACTGATACATAATGATGGTAGAAATCTATAGCCTCTAATTCGGCATCATCGATACATGTTCGACGGACCATTTGCTCTACTAGATTAACGTGATGGTCTAAATAGAAGTCGTCATTAATAATATGCATTAATTCGTGCTTAATTTCTTCCCTCATACGATCATGAGGGAGGTTTTTATTTATATAGATGTTATGAGTATCTATATCTTCACATTCCTCTGACACAGCATTGGCATGTGGCAAGTCGCAGTAAATCAAATTTACAACCAATATAACACTCTCCCTTGTGTATTATTTGTTTTTTAACTTTAAAAGCTCAATATATTCGACAGCTTTTTCTAAATCCTCCTTGCTTATATCTTTAGCGGCAGAGAAGAGCATACGAGCCCCTGGACGTGTGCGTAGGTATTCAGCAAATTCGGCTGCTTCTGGGTCGGTATAGTAGCCGTCATTATTTGGCTCGCCTATCATAGCCAAATCGTCTGCCGTAATACCGAGCCCTTTACATATTTTAGCTATATTATCTATAGAAGCCCCTCCAACATTTCGTAATATGGAAAATAAAGTAGATGGGGGCATACCTATGTATTGCGCAAACTCACGTTGGGAACCGTGCTTTTTTATTAACATTTTTAAGTACTCTTCTCTTGTCATGGCGAAACTCCTATAACGTAATAATGGTAATTACATATATAGGATAGCATTTGATGTACGAAATTTCAATAATTAAATACGATATTTCAAACATTAATTATATTTAAACGAAATATCAACAAGAATTTATTGGACGTGGACGAAATATCGAGCTATACTAAAGCCATAGAGATGAACGAAATATCGTACATCATAAATGTTTTAACGTGAAAGGAGGTGAGTATATGTATAAAAACCTAAATGCTGAGTTGGCGAGAATGGGGTGGACAAGAAAAGACCTTGCACTAGCTGCCGATATCCGTTACCAAACCTTGAGCGAAAAGATGAACGGTAAAACAGCATTTACATTCCCTGAAACAATTAAAATTAAAAAGGCTATGAAAATCGATATGCCCTTAGAACAAATTTTTTTAGATTGAATGTCCGAAATATAAAGCGGCAAGGAGGGCAGGTTATGAAAGAATTCGTAAAAGATGAAAGACAAGGGAATATGAACAGTAGAAAAGAATACACCATAAAAATAAAAGTAGATACATACGAATTAGATGACGCGATCAAAAAGCTAAAAAGGCTTAATAAGTTAGCAAAAAAAAAATTGCCACGTGTAACATTTAGCACACATGGCAATTTAAACGAAAAGGAATTTATTGAGCTTCTAGGCAAGTACCAATGGAAATAGCAATTACTGATGATGTATCTAAAAGCAATGAACCAAGTTCTTGGACTGATCCAGATGAGATTAATTTAACATCCTTTAGTAGCAATGAATTCTCATCAAACAATAGATGCCTTTCAGAATTTGGGACATAATTTTTATTTAACGCTTTTTCTGTACTTTTTAGGCATTGATAGAGCAGCTTGGATTGAATATCAGACTCATCACTATATACAGGAAGAGCAGACAATAGACCAGCATTAGTAAGTAATATAAGCCGATTGCCATTTAATTCATTAGCTTCTAAAGAAACAGCAAATGCAATGATTTTCTTATGCATATCCATATAATCACCTCCTTTCAAGGTGATTATACAAACAATAAATAAAATTTATTAATGAATATACAAAATATACATGAATAATTTGTAAAAGGAGGTAGTTATGAATAAAGAATCACTCTATGAATTATGTTCGATATGCTTATGGATTTTAGCATTAGGTATATCCTCCAGCATAAGCATATTCATCTTAGTATGGATGTTCCGATTGGCATGTGGTTGCTAGGAGGTGCATATGAATAAGATGTGCATCACAGTAGCGGAGGCGGCAGAACTTGCTAGCGTACCGGAAACGGTTATCCGCGAATGGGCGCAGGATTTTGACTTTCCGTCCATGAAAATCGGTAAGCGTGGGGGTAAACGTCTTATCCACGTTGAGTCGTTTAATGCTTGGTTAGCGAAACGATGCCAGGCACGAATAGGAGAGTAAACATGGTGAAAGTAATTTATGCAGTGCGAATTCTCGCTGCAATTCTAGTAGTCGGAACAGTTGGATCGGTTGATATAGACCGTATCGATTTGTGGACCGGTATTTGCCAAGGTCTGCTAGGTATTACTCTTTGGATGCTAGCAGGCTACTGGCTAGAAGAAGTAAAAGAATATGGCAAAAGATAAATTTTGCAAGGTCTGCAATAAGAAAATAAAAAGTCCTTATACAAACTGGTCTTACCTGACAGGCGAGCCTCGTATTGTGTGTGACAACTGCAAAGAAATACATCCAATCGTAAACAGATATAGACAGAGGAAACAGAAATGACAGAACAAGAAATTTTGTACAACGCCTATAACGAAAGCGGAGTACAAACGAATGAAGAAGTAATGGCTTTACTAGGGTGGTCGAATGATAAAGTCCGTAACATCAAAGCAAAATTGAAGATACGAGGTTTTATCGACTACACTTTTGGTTCACCAGTTAAAATCCTTAAACCGTATCGGGAGGTAGTAGATACTCCTGAAACGTTTAAGGCTCAAATATATCGCGAAATGCTTGAGGTCTACATGGAAGACTTTAGAACGCAAGATACGTTCAAGGATAGACTTCTAGTAGGTCAAGAGATTCGCATGATTCTTAAATGTGTATAAGGAGGTGATTAAATTGCGAGACTGTACAACGTGCCCGGATAAAGATTACTGCATTCCTGATGAATGCTTGGGCGCAAAAAAAATGCCCTCACGCACGGCAATGCGTAAAGGGCACATAGAAAAATATCCATTTAAAGTATATCACATCGTTAAACCGAAAGGAAACAGAACAATGATCGAGTTAAAAATCACAGTAGACAAAGCAGTTGAATTAGAACAAGAAGTGAAAGACCTATATCAATCTATTGTAGGTACTTCAGTTAAAGAAGTAGAAAACTGGACAACTAATGACGTTAAGCCGGCTAAGAAGGAAGCCCCAAAAGTAGAAACTCCTGCTCCTAAAGCTGAACCGGTTAAAGAAGAAGCACCTGCTCCTAAGGAAGAAGAACCAGCTCCAACTGTGGAACCTGAAAAAGCAGTACCAAGCCTTGAAGCAACTCGTGAAGCAGTAAAAGACGTAATGGCAAAAGCTACTGATAAAACGAAAGCTAAAGGCGAATTCAAAGCCTTCTTAGATAGCATCGGCGCTGAAAAGGTAACATCTGCTACCGATGAACAACGTATTCAAATTATGGAATGGGTGAATAGCCGTGGCTAAGAAACATGCCCTACTAGGTGCTTCAAGCAGTGCCAGGTGGATAGTATGTACTCCTTCAGCAAGACTAGAAGCGATGTTCCCTGATGAACAATCGCCGTATGCTGCGGAAGGAACTGTAGCACACGACCTGGCTGAATCAATTCTGCGGCATAAGCTGGAAGGCAAAAAAGCCCCTAAGCTAGACGATTACTCCGCTGAGATGATAGAAGCGGTTAATCGGTATGTGGACATCTGCGAAGAAAAGGTGAACGAAGCTCGTGCTCGTTCCTCTGATGCGGAAGCTATGATTGAAGCACGGCTCGACTTCTCTAGATGGGTGCCTGAAGGCTTCGGTACCGGCGATATGGTAATCGTAGCTGATGGCATCCTGGAAGTGATTGACCTGAAGTATGGTAAAGGCGTTCCTGTTAGTGCAGTAGAAAACACACAAATGCGACTATATGCATTAGGTGCTTACGATGTAAACGAGTACTTATATGACATTAAAACAGTTCGTATGACGATCGTTCAACCAAGACTGGATAGTGTGTCTACGGACGAAATGTCACTTGAAGAACTTCTTGATTGGGGCGAAGATATCAAACCTATCGCACAACGTGCCTGGGACGGTGTCGGAGAATGTACGCCTTACGATTACTGTAACTTCTGTAAAGCACGGCACACCTGCCGAGCATTAGCAGATACTTGCCTTGATACATTCTATAAGAATGGAGGCAAGCGTAATCAATTACTCACTGACCGTGAAGTATCTGACATCCTAGCGATGAAAGATTTAATCACGAAGTGGATTAAAGGTGTTTACGATTTCGCGTACGAGAAAGCCTTATCGGGTGAAAAGCAATGGCCTGGATATAAATTAGTGGAAGGTACATCAAGACGTACAATTACGGATCCAGACGCTGCCGCTAAAACATTACTCGACAATGGCTACAAGGAAGAAGACATCTTTAAGCCTCGAGAACTCGAAGGTATCACTAACCTGCAAAAGGTTCTTGGTAAAAAAGGCGTTGCCGAATACCTAGAAGCGTATATCGACAAGCCTGAAGGCAAGCCTACACTTGTACCGGAAAGCGATAAACGCCCGGCAATTAATACCGTAGAATCTATGGCTAATGAATTTACAGACGAGGTGTAACATGCGCGTCGTGACTGTAAAAGCAATTGCCAAAGAGCTTCATGAACGAGGGCACTACCTCGATGAGCTTTACCAAATTACTATTGCATATGCTACTAGCTTACACACTCGCTACTGCGTAGTTGACGCAAGGTGCGATGCAATAGAACTTCGATATCAAACAGAAGAAGAGTTGGGTCCTTATGAGTATCCCTGGTTAGAGGATGATGAGTGGAACCGGCTTGATGATGAACGTTCTGATATCGAAGATGAATTAGAAGAATTATTTAATACAGTAATAGGGTTCGAACATAATTGTAACCCATTTAAGAATTAAGGAGACAGTAATATGGCTAAATTAACAACTGGAGTAGTAAGACTTTCTTATGCAAACATTGCACAACCTCGTAAAAACGACGACGGCAAAGCAAAATATAGTTCCCAAATCATTATTGATAAAACAGATAAGAAGACAATTAAAGCATTTGAACGTGCGATTGAAGAACTTAAGGCTGATCCAAAAGCAGTAGCTAAGGTAGAAGGTAAAGCAGCATACCTTAAATTGAACTTACGTGATGGCGATACCGATGAAGCAGTAGCTGACCAACCTGAAACATACGCTGGTAAATTCTTCATTAATGCGAATAGCGATAAACAACCGATTGTGTTCAATCGGGACAAAATCAAGATGGACCAGTTCGACATTGAAGAAGAAATTTACTCCGGCGTGTATGCGCAGGTAGCACTTTCTGTGTTCGCTTACAACTTCAACGGTAAGAAAGGCGTAGGCTTTGGTCTAAATGGTGTTCGCAAAGTTAAAGATGGTGACCGCCTCGGTGGTGTTCACGTGTCTGCTAATGACTTCGGCGACGACGATTTAGGCGATATGGACGATGACGATTTAATCTAAGGAGGCAAATATGGAGCTGAGTATTGATGTGGAAACGTATTCTGACTGCCCTATTAAATATGGAGCCCAGCGATACGTTGATGATACAACATTTGAAATACTGCTCTTTGCCTACAGCTTCGATGACGAACCGGTCGAAGTAATTGATATGACAAAGGATCCACTACCTGAAAGGGTAGTGGATGCCTTATATAACAAGGAAATTACAAAGACCGCATTCAACGCAGCATTCGAAATGCTTTGTCTAAAAAAGTACTTCCCTGATGCGGATTACACGAATTGGGAATGTACGTCGGTACTTGCCTTGTACTGTAGCTTACCGGCTAGCCTCGACAATGTGTCTAAGGCTTTGAAATTAGGAGAAGCCAAGGACTCAAGAGGTAAACGCCTAATTCAGTTCTTCTCTGTACCGCGTAAGCCAACTAAGACGAATCCTAAGACACGGAATATGCCAGAGGATGCACCTGAGAAATGGGCGGAATATATTGAGTATAACCGCCAGGACGTGGTAGTAGAAAAGGCAATTCGTAAACGCTTACTTTCGCTGAAACCACCGGCTATCGAGCACGAGTACTGGTTACTCGACCAAGATATCAACTGGCGAGGCGTGAAAGTAGATATGGAACTCGTCGATGCAGCGCTTGCTTGTAACGACGAAATCGTGGAAGAGGCTACCGAGTCATCCAAGATATTAACAGGATTAGAGAATCCGAACAGTACGATGCAACTTAAAGAGTGGCTAACGGCAAGACTAGGATATGATCTAGAAACAATGAGAAAAGACGATGTATCAAACCTCTTGACGCAGGATATTCCCTCTGATGTTCGCAAGGTACTGCAAAATAGACAGGTACTCGGTAACTCCTCCATCAAAAAATACTTGGCCATGAAAAACGCTGTATGTTCAGATGGTCGCATCCACGGTATGCTTCAGTTTTATGGAGCTATGCGAAGTGGACGATGGGCGGGTCGTGTAGTACAACTACAGAACCTACCGCGTAATTATCTAGAAGACTTAGACACGGCCAGGGAAGTTCTAAAAAGTAGAGATGTAGAAATGCTAGACCTACTATACGGAAACCCTGGCGACGTGATTAAGCAACTAATCCGTACTGCCCTTGTAGCAGAGGATGGGCACCGATTTATTGTAGCTGACTTTAGTGCTATTGAAGCCCGTGTTATCGCCTGGCTTGCTCACGAGCAGTGGCGCCAAGATGTATTCGCTCAAGGCGGAGACATCTATTGCGCTTCCGCATCAAGCATGTTCCACGTACCAGTTGAGAAGCACGGTGTTAATGGGCACCTACGGCAAAAAGGTAAGGTAGCCGAATTAGCGCTAGGGTATGGCGGCGGTGTAGGAGCTATGAAAGCGATGGACACCAAAGGTGAGATTCCGGAAAGCGAACTCCCTGGAATCATCGAAGCATGGCGACAAGCTAGTCCACGAATTACGAGATTTTGGAAAGATGCAGACAGCGCAGCAAAGCAAGTAGTGAAAACAGGAGAACCAGTACGAATCAGACAAGGTAATATTAAATTCTTTAAATCGAAAGGCTTCCTGTTCATCGAATTACCGTCCGGACGAAGACTTGCCTATGCAAGACCTAGACTCGGGCTTAACAGATTCGGCAGTGAATCGATTGAGTATGACGGAATGGATCAGGTTAAGAATACATGGGGCAGAGTTGAAACCTATGGCGGAAAGCTCGTCGAAAACATTGTACAGGCAGTGGCAAGAGATTGCTTAGCCGCATCAATGCTCAGACTGGCCAAAGCAGGGTACAAAATTGTAGCCCACATCCACGACGAAGTGGTTATCGAAGCGCCAATAGGCGAAGGCAGTTTAGAAGAAGTTATAGATATTATGTGTGAACCTGAACCCTGGAATGAAGGGCTCATATTAAACGCAGCAGGGTTTGAAAACCCTTACTACATGAAGGATTAGGAGGACAATTCTTATGACACTTTCAAAACAACAAATTCAACAACAACGCGAAGCAATCGACGCTTTATATGAACTTGTAAAAGATGCGCCAGCTAGTGAACGTAAAGATTCGGCTATGGCGTACTGCGAGGGCTGTATTGCTGCTTGCGATTTAGGGCTTAAGGTGCTTAACGGTAAGAAAACAGAAGCGCCTAAGACTGAAGAGCCTGAAGTTGAAGCTACTCCGGCGGTAGAAGCTACGGCTACTACTGAAGAGAAACCTAAACGTAAACGTACTACCAAAAAGAAAGAAGAACCTGTAGTGGAAGCTCCAGTAGTTGAGGAAACTCCTGAAGAAGATGATTTAGACGATTTGTTATAAGAGAAAGGATAGCGCCTTATGAAGGTCTTATTCAATCTACAAGTACAACAGCTGTACGACCTAGTGCGGCGCAAACAAGTATCACCTTTTAACCCTGCGAGCCATTACCATGTGGCTTGCGGACACTCCTTTAGTAATTTGTGGCCTATGGAGTCTAACGGATTTGGAATAGTGCCTTGCAGGGAATCAGATGAGTTCTATTGCCCAAAATGCGGTGAGCGGATCAACGCTAAAGGGTTTACTGCAGAAGTTGGGTATAGCGCCACAGTTCCTCTCTCCCTAGACCTATCAATTATAGATAGGGGCGATAAACTGGACGTGCAATTTGAATACGATACGGTGTATGCCGACGACGATACAGGGATGATATATAAAGGTTATAAATCTCATGTCATCGATGTGGTACGGTTCGACTTCAAACAAAGAAAAACCTTTATCATACTTAAGAAACGCTCACGTAGCGACGTTGTCGAAGAATCGACGGTTTCCCCTACGCGTTTAAGCAACAGCCCTTTATCTTTAGAGTGGTTTGAAGCCACGTCTGGCTGCAGACTGCATAACCATCAAGATGAGCTAAAACGTTTCGCCAAGGTGTTAAAAGAAGTGTTCTTCGAGAAGCTTTCAAAGGCAGTAGGGTATAAAGTTAAATCTATTAGACAAGGCGTACAGGTATCTAACAAGTACGGAGCTCTAGATAACCTACTTCATAACTTAGTATGGAAATTACAAGCTCCGGATGCACCGGCTATCAATGATAGCCTTAAACGAGACTATGATGATTACTATAATCATAGATTCCCTAACGAGACCATCGGAATGGGCAACGTATTGGCGTTAACTACAAAAGGTGAATCATTTGTACAAGCCTTAATTAAGGCGCACAACTTGCCTGACGCTAGATGGGTTCGACGGTTACTACACGATAGTCCTTTCTTCTATGCGAAGATCATCAAAGTTATGTCCACGTTATTTAAGAACAAGGACTATCAAAAGGCTATGGTCGATGTTATTAAAGATAACTCTGATAATACAAGTTATATTCAGTCTTGGCCCTTATGGCGAGATGACCGTGATTTATCGGTTATTCGTAAATTTATTAACATCCTTAGCCACCAATACGGTGAGCGCCAGGCGTTCTTATTCATTAGAAATGCGCCTTCTTATCACGATATCAGAGATACAGCCAATATGTATTTCGAGTTATCGAGAAGTCGCCGTAAAGAGGTTTGGGATAGTCGCATCCAGGTGCGTAATCTACATGACACAATCTCGAGAATGCAAAAGTTCGACAAAGTGGAAGACGAAATCGTGCAGCAACGTAAAGCACATCGTGCATTAGCTGATATGGTTAACGGTTACCGCTTTATGGCCATCGGTTCTACTCACGGCATCATTGATATGGGCATACAGCTTAATAACTGTGTAAGCTCTTATATCAAAAAGGTGAAAGCCGAAACATGTGCCATCGTAGGTGTCTATAAATGTAACGAGCCAGTAGCGTGTATCGAGGTTAATCCTGTTAATGATGCGGACGACTTCGTAGAGATACACCAGGCTAAACTTAAAAACAATCGTGGCGTATATGAAGACCATGACATCAATGGTGCTGTAACGCAGTGGGTAACTTCTCACGGCTTATGCGTTCCGGCGTATGTACGAGATATTCAGTTTGCGAAGGGAGGAGCGATGTAATATGGATACTACTATCATCATAGCTACGGGCAAAAGTCGCTCCGCCCGTAGCTGGAAGTCTCAGAAAATGACTTGGAGTGCTTTGGCCAATAAATTAGCCGAGCCTACTGTAACGAATGAAACAGCTGCTGAATACGCCAAGATGTCTAAGGCTGATCAAGGCCAAAAGAAAGATGTCGGTGGTTTTGTAGGTGGTTATATTCCTAAAAATGGTAGACGGGTAAGAGGCTCTGTTAAAGAGCGGTACTTGATTACTCTTGATGCGGATAACCCTAGTGAGGACTTTCTATTAGACCTCGACATGGAATTAGGCGGAATGGAGTATGTACTCTACAGTACACACAGTCACACGGATGCTAATCCTCGCTATCGCGTAATTATCCCTGTCGATAGAGCGATGAAGCCTGATGAGTACCAGGCGGTCTCAAGACGGATTGCGGATAATATCGGTATTGAGTCTTTTGACCCATCCACACACCAGGCTGAACGGCTTATGTATTGGCCAAGCCATCCTAAGGATGTCGAGTATGTATATCAACGAGGAGAAGGCAACCTAGTATCTGTTGACCAGTGTCTAAGCACATATCACGACTGGCGTGATACGAGTCTTTGGCCAACATCCGAAAAGGAATCACAAATTCGCCTTGATGCGGCCAAGAAACAAGGTAACCCATTAGAGAAAAAGGGTTTACTTGGCGCCTTTTGTAGGTGCTACAGTATCACGAAAGCGATAGAAAAGTTCCTTCCCGAGGTGTATGAGCCTACACAAGTTGAGGGCAGATACACATATACGGAAGGTAGTTCAGTAGGTGGTTTAGTTATTTACGATAACGACACCTTTGCTTATTCGAATCATGCGACCGACCCTATCAGTGGTAAACTCGTTAATGCATTTGACCTGGTTCGTATTCACTTATTCGGCGCCAAAGATATTGGCGAAGACCCTGCGACGGCAGTTACTAAACTACCAAGCTACAAAGCCATGATAGACTTCGTCAACGAAGACGGCGCAGCACCAATCCTGCTCGACAAAGAACGCATGGCGGATATGGAGTTTGAAGATATCACAGAGGATGACGAAGACTTTTTATCAAAGCTAAAACGTGATAAAAACGGTACGCCCGAATCTGATGTGTTCAACTGTTTAGTAGTACTTAAACATGACCCTGCATTAAAAGGTAAAATCCGTCTTGATGAATTCGCGCATCGGTTAGTCGTGATTGACGATCTTCCGTGGCGAGGTAAGGATGAAACCCCTTACTGGACGGATACCGACGATGCGTGCTTGCGGAATTACTTTGCTACTAAATACCTTATCAAGGGTAAGGGCATCATCGATGATGCGCTCCAGGAAGTGACGCAAGATAATAAATTCCATCCTGTGCGCCAATACTTAACTGGTTTAACTTGGGACGGTGAATGTAGAGTCGATACTTTATTTATCGATTACATCGGCGCCGAGGATACCGATTACATTAGGGCTGTTACCCGTAAATGGATGTGCGGTGCCATCGCACGAGTAATGGAACCTGGCGTTAAGTTTGATACGGCGATTGTGTTATATGGCTCTCAAGGTCTTGGTAAATCATTAATCCTAGAGCGGTTAGGCCGTAAATGGTTTAACAACTCTTTAGTTGACATTAAAACCAAAGACGCTCTTGAACAAATCCAGGGCTCATGGATCAATGAGCTTGCGGAACTCGCACCTACGTATAAGAACGATAATGAAATCGTTAAGGCTTTTATTAGCCGTACCTCCGACCGGTTCCGTTCACCTTACGGTAGACGGACCGAAGAGTATCCACGCCAGTGTGTATTCGCTGGTTCTACTAATAATCTTATGTTCTTAAAGGACCGCACCGGTAACCGCCGATTCTGGCCAATCACTGGTGATAAGGACCGCAAGACTAAGAACTCCTGGGACTTGTCAAAGGATGAAATTGACCAATTATGGGCGGAAGCGTTCACGTATTGGGCAGAAGGTGAACCTCTTGTATTAGAGGGCGAACTTGAAGAAGAAGCACTTAGAATCCAGCTATCGCACACTGAAGGCGGTGAACTCGTAGGACTCATTGAGGAATACCTCGAGATGGAACTACCTGAAGATTGGGAGTCTAAAGACATCTATGATCGCAGGGAGTATATCCGGAATTATGGCGACGACGATTATTGTGGTTCAGTGCAGCGGGAGCGGGTTTGTGCCCTTGAGATATGGTGTGAAGTGATGGAGGGCGACAGGAAGAACCTGCAGAACGCAAAAGCAAGAGAAATCATTGACATTTTGCAATCTATTAAAGGGTGGAGTCCTTACACAAAAGGAACTGGTAAAGCACGATTCGGTAAGCTTTACGGCCCGCAGAGAGCGTTTGTCAGGGATGGAACTGGACTTCTTGATATCTATAAAAAGAATCACAAGAAGTAGGTGTGTCCAATTATTTGAGGTGTGTCCGATTATTTTGTAGGCACGAATGTTCGTAAAAATAATTATTCAGGCCTATACATCGATGAATTTTAATATAGTCCGATAATTGGACACACAAAACACGTCTGGACACACTAATCGGACACGGGCTAAAAGCAGATAACTGCTAATCTAAATAGTAATATGTATCTAGTGTGTCCAATTATTTATATAAAAATAAAAAAATAAATATATGAATAAATGGGCGTATATATAAGCGTGAAAAACGCAAATACGCGTATATATATATATGTTGGAAAAAAATTGGGCACTTCGGACACACCCCCCTCATAAATCCAGTATTGGCGAGGGTTCATAGGCGTGTCCGAGGGTGTGTCCAAGCATTAAATGAGAACGAGGTGAGAACGATAGAAAAAGATATCGAACGTTGGTTAGGAAATCAACTCAAAAAACTGGGATGCATATATATGAAATTCGTGTCACCTGGAAATGATGGTGTACCTGATCGGATTGTAATACTCCCCGGAGGCAGTGTTATCTTTATCGAGTTAAAGTCCACACAAGGAAAGTTAATGGCTAATCAACGAGTACAGATTTCAAGGTTGCGTAAGCAGGGTGCTTTGGTATTTGTCTTAACAGGGAAGCTGGAGGCCAAGTTATTTTTAGATGATATAGAAAGGGTAATTCATGGACTTTCATCCACACGAGTACCAAGAGATTGCTATTCAACGGATAATTGACCATTCGCACTACGGACTGTTACTGGATATGGGGTTAGGCAAAACCATATCTACACTGATTGCGATTGACCGGCTTATGTATGATTACTTTGACATTAAAAAAGTATTACTCATTGCACCTAAGAAGGTAGCAGAATCTACATGGGCCCAAGAAACGCAAAAATGGAGTGCTACACGGCGTTTAACGGTGGCTAAGGTGTTAGGTTCCGAGAAGGAACGCATACACGCCTTAGAGAGTGATTCTGACATTTATGTGATAAATCGTGAAAACGTGCAATGGTTATATGAGTACTACCATAAGAAAAAATCGTTCCCTTTCGATATGTTAGTTATCGATGAGAGTTCTTCGTTTAAGAATCCACAGGCTAAACGGTTTAAGGCGATACGAAAACTTCGTCCTTTGTTTAAACGGATTGTCATACTAACAGGTACACCGGCACCGAATACCTTACTTGATATTTGGGCGCAGATGTATCTACTAGATGGCGGGGAACGATTAGGTAAAACGATTACAGAATATCGTACCCGGTATTTTACACCGGACAAAACCAACGGGCACGTCGTGTACAGTTACCGATTATTGCCAGGTGGCGACAAGGCGATATTCAGTAAGATGCAAGATATCTGTATGAGCCTTAAAGCGAAAGACTATCTTACACTACCTGAACGTATCGAGAATGTCATCACAGTAGAAATGAACCCCAAAGAATGGGCGCTCTATAAAGAGATGGAACGTGAGCACGTGCTTAGTTTAGCCAGTGATGACGACGTAAGTGCACTTAATGCTGCGGCGCTTGCTGGTAAATTGTTACAACTAGCGAATGGATCCATTTATAACGATGATGGTGAAATCGTAGTCGTCCATAACGAGAAGATTGAACGTTTGAAAGAATTGGTAGAAACGAATGAAGGAAAACCGATGTTAGTATTCTATAACTTCAAGCATGACCTTCAATCAATCAAAGAGGCGTTCCCGAAAGCCGTTGAGCTTAAAACCGATGATGATGTAGAGGAGTGGAACAAGGGCAACATTCAAATGTTACTGGCGCATCCCGCATCAGCAGGGTACGGCTTAAACCTTCAGGCAGGAGGTAATATCATCGTATGGTATGGGTTAACCTGGAGCCTTGAACAGTATCAACAGGCGAACGCACGACTTCATAGACAGGGGCAAACACAACCCGTGATTATCCATCATCTAGTCACTAAAGGCACGATGGACGAGCAAGTTATGAAAGCATTAGAACGTAAAGAAGCAGGGCAAGATGCCTTGTTAGAAGCTATCAAATATCGTAAAGAATTGTATAAGGAGTAGAGATATGCAAAAGAAATGTAGACGATGCGGAGATAAATTCACAGTACGAACACACGAGGACTATTGTCCTGAGTGCGAAAAAGTTATGACACCTCCTGGTGCAGGCGTTAGTAAAGAGTTAACCTGTGAAGGATGTAACACAACATTCGTTCACACAAAAGAAAAAGCGCAAGGACGTTGGCCTAAATATTGTCCGGAGTGTCTACCTAAGTATTCAAAAGTACCTAAGAAGAAAGATGTGCAGACTATCGCTGAAAAGGTAGTACAAACTATCGAGGAGCAGGAAGTTAAGGTCGTCGAATTGCCTATAACAGAAGATGTCATCAATCATCCTTCACACTACACACGCGGTAATATCGAGGTTATCGATTTTATCGAGGATCAACAACTTCCTTATCATCTAGGTAATGTTATCAAGTACATCGCAAGAGCAGGGTATAAAGGCGATAAACTGGAAGACCTAAAAAAAGCGCGGTGGTACTTAGACCGGTACATCAATGAGGTAATGCAGCATGAGTGACTATAAAGAAAAGGCATCGGCGTATCTACAAGATATTAAGATGATAGCCATACGTATTCAATCGCTACGGCAAGATATTCGCAAACTGCAGTATGATATCATCACCTTATCGGCGATTGATTATTCCAAAGACCGAGTGTCCGGGGGCGGTATGCCAGTAGGGCTTGAAAGGGATGTGGCGAGACTTGTTGATACGGTAGATGCCAAGAAACGGGAGATAGCAAAGCTTATTGCTATAAGGGAAGAAGCAAGGGCTTTAATTGAAAAGATAGAATGTATACCAGGGCGTATTATATTATCTCAAGAATACATTAACGGGGCATTCCCTAAGAAAGTGCAAGCGATGATATATTACGAAAGGAGCAGTTACTTCAATTTAAAAAATAAAGCATTGAACGAATTAGGGGAGCTACTTTCATAGTGGAGTACTTTGGACTGTTTTGGAGTACTTTGGACTTAAATGAACCGACTTGACATAGTATAATGTAGTTGTGAAAGGTGTCATTAGTCATCTAACACGAATCCTCTCTTATACACAACTCAGCAAAAAGCACGGTGATGACGACCGTGCTTTTTGTTGTATGTAGCATTGTAAATATAGGGGCCCCTATTTATGATGTAGGCGATCGCGTAAGCTAAGGAGAGGGAATATGTAAAAATGAAATTTACCGCACAATGAAACCAGGGCGAGCCGAATTTGTCCACAGAATAATACTAAGCTTATACATTATGAGCTTGCCCTGTATCGTTGTACGCTGACATCTGATGACTAGAACTAGTAGTCCTCCAATAACTATATAGCCTAACAACAACCAACTAGTCATCGGATTTGAGCGTACAAAGTATTAAGGTGAGAAGGTATGAGCACAGAAGTCAAATGTATTAAACGTAAATGCCTGAATAATAAAAACGGCGTTTGCACAGCACAATTAATTGAATATGAAGGCCTGTGTCAAACGTATATCACACACGACCACGCACACAAAAGTAATTGTGGATTATGCACTCGTTCACACGGCAGATTTAAGAGAAACGGCCGTGACGTATTAAGATAGCCAGGAGGTGAGATAGTGGCTGCATTACAAAACAAACGACACGAAAAATTTTGTCACGAGTACATCAAGGATATGAATGCGACGCAAGCTGCTATTCGAACTGGGTACTCTGAAAAAACAGCTAAGATGCAGGGTAGTCGCTTGATGACTAATGATGACATCAAAGCAAGGGTCGCAGAATTACGGGAAGCCTACTTCAATGAAAACATCATGACGGCTCAGCAGGTCGAGTATGAGTTAACAAGAATTGCCCTGGGGCTCTCAAATGAAAAACACGTCGTTATCGAAGGTACAGGGGAAGGATATTCCGAAGCTCGAATTATCGATAAACCACCTGACGAGAAGTCGAGACTAAAAGCACTGGAGCTAATGGCTAAACGCCATAGAATACTTAGCGGTGATACAACTATCGATATTAAGCCTGTACTCATCGTAGGTGGTGACGATATTGCAGACTAATAGAGTGTACTTGCCTGATATCGTAGGCAAGGGATACGGTGCTTTTTGGCGGTTCAAAGGTCGTTATAAAGTAGTCAAGGGCAGTCGTGCCAGTAAGAAGTCTTCTACACAGTCTCTAAAAGTTATTATGGAGATAATGGAGAACCCTTGTATAAACTGGCTAGTCGTTCGTAAGACAGAACGGACTTTGCGAGACAGTTGTTTCGCGCAACTCAAATGGGCTATGCGCCAGTTAAAGGTAGAGCGGTACTTCAAATGTTCTGTATCGCCACTTGAGATAACGTATATTCCAACAGGACAGAAGATTCTATTTCGTGGTCTCGATGATCCTTTAAAGGTAACATCCATTACTGTTGAAGTTGGGGCGCTGTGTAGGCTGTGGATTGAAGAAGCTTACGAGATTATGAGTGAAGATGCCTTCGATCGACTGGATGAGTCTATTCGTGGCCAGTTGCCTGACGGTTTGTATCACCAGGTAGTCTTAACTTTTAACCCGTGGTCCGATAGGCACTGGTTGAAGAAACGATTCTTTGATGAACCTAGTGAAAACGTGCTAGCCATGACTACGAATTACCTGTGTAATGAGTTCCTGAGTAACTCCGACTTAGTATTGTTCGAAGAGATGAAGAAAAACCCTAAGCGGTACCAAGTAGCAGGGCTCGGCAACTGGGGCGTTGTTGAGGGCCTGGTTTATGAAAACTGGAAAGAACAAGAGTTCAGTATTGATGAAATACGCAAGTTACCAGAGGTCAAAGCTATATTCGGCTTGGATTTTGGTTACACTACAGACCCGACAGCTCTCTTCTGTGGTGTCGTTGATTCTGCAGAACGACGACTGTATGTGTTCGATGAGCTCTACGAACTCGCTCTCACTAACAGTGCACTAGCTGAACGAGTAAAGCGTTTGGGATATGCGAAAGAGGCTATTATTGCTGATTGTGCCGAGCCTAAAAGCATAGCCGAGTTGAGAGAATTTGGATTGACTCGAACTCGGGCATCTAAAAAAGGTGCAGATAGTATTCTGAATGGTATACAGCGCATCCAGGATTATGAAATTATAGTGCACCCTAGATGTGTTAACTTTCTTACAGAAATCAGCCAATACCAATGGGGGAAAGATAGATTAGGTAAGTATACCGGCAAGCCTGAAGATGAAAATAACCATTTAATGGATGCTATGAGGTATGCATTTGAGAAATTTGCTGTGGTTAAAACCGGCAAAGTTGATATTTATTAGGAGGCTTATTACATGGCTATATTAACCAATATGCGTAATAGCGAATATGAGTTACTGCATGACGCTTATTACGGTACCGGAATGTTTGCAGCTGGTGGTGCATTACAAAAACACCCTAGGGAAAGTTCTGCAAATTACACCTTTAGACAACAATTATCTTATTTCCTAAATCATACTGCACCTATCATTAATGCGTGTGTAGATCCCATTTTTAAAGATACGATTTCTCGTGATTATAACGAAAGTGAATTATTTGAAACATTTCTTAATGATGTAGACCGATTAGGAACTACACTTCAAGAGTTTATGCGTTATAATGCTACGCAAGCCAAAATATATAGCGTTATGTATATTCTAGTCGATAATGTATCTGAAATAGGCGAAACAGTTGCCGACCAAGTAAATAATAGGCAACTACCTTATTTGGTCGCTATTGAGCCAAAAAGCGTATATAAATGGCTTACAAATGATATTGGCGAACTTGATTTCTTTGCATACTCAACAACTGTATTTGATGATGAGGGACAAGCAAAAGCCCAGTACCATGAATGGACACGAACATCTTGGACATTGAAGAACGATGAGAAAAAAGTCATTGCTACTGGTGATCATAATCTTGGCAAAGTTCCAATCGTTCAATGGTTTGGTCGTTCATCTCGTAAAAATGATATTCTACCTCCACCAGAATACTTGACTCAAGCTAAAACAAATCATCAAGTGTATCATCTATGTTCTCTATTAACTCAAATACTTAATATGCAGACTTTTAATACATTGACACTACCGGATAACGGGCAGGGCGTTGATGATATTACGCTAGGTACAAATAATGTGTTGTTGTACCCTGCAGAAAGTAGCCATGCACCGGCTTTTATTGCACCAGATAGAGGTCCGGCAGAGATTATCATGGCGGTAATTAAAATGCTTGTCGATGATATGTATCGCCTATCCGGCATTAATTCTGTAATAGGTGTACAGGAGGCAAAAAGCGGTGTCGCTAAGCAATGGGACTTTGAACGTACAAACCAACGCTTGGCAGACTTCTCCGTACAGTGTGAAAGTGCTGAAAACGATATTATTGAATTGTTTGAGCTATGGACAGGCACGAACGTAAATTATAAGTGTGATTATCCTCGTGAATTCAAAATTAATGATATTGCAGATAGCCTTGCGCAATCTCAGGCCGTGTTAGATCTTGGACTAGGCAGCAACACTCTTAAAGTTGAAACAGGCAAAAAGGTATTAGATAGCTACTTGCCTAATATTGAGTCAGATACGTTTGACGATATTATCGCTGAAATTGAAGAAAGCGTTCAACGACAGGAGCAAGATGAAACATATCATAATGACGATGTAGAGGGCGGTGCGGAAGATGAGAACGCAAAGGGAGATAAACAAGGCGATAGATAGTTTTGAAAATGAAGTTAAAGTGCAGTTATCACTAGGGCTTACGCCTAACGAGGCTGTTAGAAAGGCATATTCAAAATATCCTGTTATGGATATGATGAAAGCTACTTTACAAGCTGAACTGGTTAATACTTTTATGGCAGGGTATGGGGATAATGTTCCATACTCCGCTAAAAGTATCTCACAGGCTATGTCAGAAAGTTGGGCAAGTGATGATCTTACACTTTCTAAACGTTTATATAGACGGTCAAGTACTATACGAAATGAAGTAGCTGACACAATTAAGCAGGCATTAAAAACAAATAAGACTGTAAAGGGGTTAGCGAAATCAATATTCGATGGCTATGGTAAGGGTGGTATAATTCCGGAGGCCAGTATACCTAAATTTCTTAGTAAGCTATCCGATATAAATATAAGTGGTGAGGCTACTCCAGAGGCTAAGCGTAAGGAACGTGAGTTATTACGTAGCGTTAAAGGTAAAATAGCAAGGCTTGATACTCCTTATGTTAGGGCTGCATATAATGAAGTAGCTGCAGCCGTTGAAGATGGCAACGAAGTTAGATTGCAAAAAGCAATTTATAGTGCCACGCAAGAAAAAGCACGTTATCATGCTGAGCGGATAGCACGAACGGAAAATGCAAGGGCTTACGCTGACGGACAGATGAATAGATTTCTTGACGATGATGATATCGTCGCTTTTCAATGGAAGTTATCAAGTAGGCATCCTCGGTATGACATATGCGACTTTTATGCGAATGCTGATCTATACGGACTTGGCAAAGGGGTTTATCCAAAGGATAAGTTCCCTCGACTGCCTGCACATCCGCATTGTATGTGTCATATTAAGCCTTTAACCGAACTTGATATTGATGTTAATAAAAGACATACTAACCCTGAACAGGCAGGGTTAGAATACATAAAATCTTTGTCTAAGAAACATCAAGAAGTGTTGCTCGGTGTTAATGGCCGTGAACAGGTCTTAACTGGCAAAGAGACATGGCAAAACATTGCAAAAGGTTGGACGTCTAATACTTTCAATGCAAGGGCTCCTGTTATGTCGCAAGAAATGCCTAAAAATACTGTAAAACTACACCCTCCAAAGGGAGGCAGTATAAACTCTGATTATATTATTGACACAAACGTTATAAACAATAAGGCGTATCGTGATAAATATAACGAATTAGGCTATTCAAAAAATATAACTAAACTAATATATTCAGAATGTATAGCATGCTTAAATGCTGCAAACGGTTATAATCGAGAACGTGGCATAATGATTGATTTAGCAACAGAAACAACTGGTAAAGAAAATATTGGCAAAATAGGTTCAGACAACGTAGGCATTTATTTTCCTAATAATGATAAAACACCAATAAATCAGTATGTAGTAATACATAATCACCCTAAGAACATTACTTTTTCTACCACTGATATAGAAAGTTATTTAAGAAACAGCAGTGTTCATAGTGCTGTTCTGGTCGATAGTATGGGTAATGTATATCAAATAAAAAATATTAATAGAAGTATAGATATAGACGAAGTTGTAAAGGATATGAAGTCGTTGTATAATGGTATTAAGCAATATCAATCGCCATGGAAATCTATGGAGGCAGTTATGCAAGGGCTTGTAAAAAAGGGGGTTTTAGAATATGAAGAAAAATAAGCCTAAAAAAAATAAAAATATACCAATCTTATTGGCAGATGATAGCCAATACGCTGATTTACCTGTAACTAAAAATCCTGATAAAACAATTACTAAAGAAGAACAGGAACAAATCGACGAAATGTTAAAAAAATATAATTTTTAAGCACATGCATAGTTGCATGTGCTTTTTGTTTACGCCCTTTCATGTGTGATGATTGGGCGTATTTTTATTGGTGTAATTAGGCAGAGGCCTATTACATATAGTTTTCTCATGTTATTACGGAGGTTACGACATGAACATCGCAGAAGTTTATCAAGCACTCGAACAGTTGGAGAACGGTCAAGATCTTATCACAGCTATTAAGGGGGAGACGTCTCGCCTTAATAATGAGGCTAAGACAACACGTGAAAAACTACAACAACAAATCACGGAATTAACCGGTGAACGTGATACGTTAACAACTCGTGTTACCGAATTAGAGCAGTCGGCAGGGGCCAATACTGGTGCTAATTCTCCAGAATACAAAACACTCGAAAAGCAATTAAAGGCTATGAGTGAAAAGTTTGAGCTTGCTGAAACTAAGGCAAAAGAGGCTGAGGCAAAGCGTATTCAATCTGAAATTATGGCACAAACACTTGACGCCTTTACTAAGGCAAATGCGGTAGATCCGCAAGAGTTTGCAAGATTGGTTGCCAATGACATTAAAGTGCAAGCCGATGGAACTTATGGCTACGAAAAAGAGGACGGCACAATAGGATCTATTCAAGACCGTACAACTGAATGGTTGCAAGGTAAGACGTGGGCCGTTAAAGCTACTGGCAATACAGGTAGCGGGCAAGGTGGCAATAGTGGTAATGGCGATACTATAATGAATGAATTCGCTGCTGCAGCCGGTGTGAAACTTTAATTATTTAACTAATGGAGGCTATACAAAATGGCAATTAACACACTTCAATATTCTCAACAATTTCAAACTGTGCTTGACGCACAAATGTTAGCAGGCGCAACGTCTGCTTTTATGGAGGCTAACGCAGGCCAAGTAAAGTATGACGGTGGCGATACTGTACATATTCCTGAAATTTCTATGCAAGGTCTTGCAAAGTATGACCGAGATGAGGGCTTCAATCAAGGTTCCGTTACTTTGAAATTTAACCCTTACAAAATGACTCAAGACCGTGGTCGTACATTCCAACTTGACTCTATGGACGTTAACGAAACTAACTTCGTTGCAACTGCCGGCACTGTAATGGGCGAATTCCAACGTACACAAGTTATTCCGGAAATTGACTCCTATCGTTATTCTAAAATTGCTGCGTTAGCAACTGCAGAAAACAAGGTTACCACTGGTTTTACTCCTGCCGTTGCCACTATCTTGGAAAAGTTAGAGGCTGAAATCACAGAAATTCAAGACGTAGTAGGCGAAGACGAGGGCTTAATTATCGTTATGTCCACTAAATTACGTACTATCTTGAATAATTCCGATAAATTCAACCGTTATTTAAATGTTGCTGAATTCAAAAACGGCTCCGTAAATACTACTGTTAAATCTTTCAATGATATTCCTATCTTGGGTGTACCATCTGCACGTATGAAAACTGCTTACGTATTCAATGACGGTAAAACTGCAAACCAACAAGCAGGTGGCTTTAAAGCTGATACAGCTGCAAAAGACATTAACTGGATCATCATGCCACAACGTGCACCTATTGCAGTATCTAAAACAGACAAAGTGCGTGTATTCACTCCGGAATTAAACCAAAAGGCGGATGCGTGGAAAATCGACTACCGTAAGTATCATGATTTGTGGATTCCGAAAAATCGCTTTGCTGCAATTCGTGTTAATACTGGTGCGTAAATTAAGGGGTGTTTATAAATGACAAGACTTGTACGTTTTAACGAAGTTCAATACGTAGAAACAGATTACGATATTGAACGTTTACAGTCCGAGGGCTTTGCAGTTGAGGAGTTGGAGGACACAGAACCAACTGACGATACTGAGGACACAGACGAAAAGCCTAAACGTGGTGGCCGTAAGAAAGCCGAGGCGTAATCATGTTACCTGCTGAGGTGTTCGAACGACGGTTGAGACAGGCCGTTAAAACGAGCACCTTTATGGTTCAAGATGAGGCACAGGCAAAGCATAACTTTACATCTAGGACAGCCACTTTAGAACGTGCTATTGATACACGGTTCGACTTTAATAATGGCAATAATATTGGGGTTGTATATCTTGATGATAGGGCTGCACCTTATGGGGTGTTTGTCCATGAGGGTACACGACCTCATATTATTCGTCCTAAGACAAAAAGTGTTTTGCGATGGGCACCTATGGCCGGTAATGGTTTTATATTTTCTAAAAAGGTCCATCATCCGGGAACAAAATCTGATCCATTCTTATATGATGCTATTAATCGTAAACGTGGCGATGTGTATGCTACATTCGCAAAGGCTACGAATATGGCACTTGAAGATATAAGCGGTAGCGATTGGCTTGGAAAGAAAGACCGTGAAATTAGAATTCGATTATAGGGGGCTCAAATGTTATACGACTACACGGAAATGCAGTTCACCGATGAGCTATTAGGCAAAGAGGTACTGCCACAACATGTCGAACGTGCCGAGCAAGGGCTTTATGCATTCGCTAAGCGTTTAGGAGTTCCACAAGGCGATGTAATTAGAAGTTATCTAGCAGATGAGCTAGTACAACTCTATACATATCGTTTTGTATGCTTTGATAAGGCTTATGCGTTGCCGGGTGCTTACACAAGGGACGGTTCGACAGATGATTTCTATAGTAAGAAATTATTATATCTTGATGAACGCATTAAGATTTTAGAAAAGCAGATAACTCCGGAAGATTTGACAGGCGATGCGAAAAGGTATGCTCGTTATCGTACCGTTGAAATATACAGGGGGTAATATGTGGCTAGAACTAATGCAACATATTAAATCTACTATCGACAATAGCGGTGCTGCATTTAATGTCATGCTTGGTGCTATGCGACCACAAGCAGCGAAAGTCGATGAGAATGGCGTTATTATGATTATTCGTGGGGAAACTACGAGGGGTGATAATTCCATTCAATCTGAATTGGAGCAAGAACTATATATCGAGGTTTGGGGCAGAAATGATAACCCAGATTTAGAAGTAGGCTACGAATTAATAGCTAACTTGGAAGATAGGTTCGAGGCAATCATTAATGATCTACGCAAACGTTGTGGTGAATTAGACGAAACTGCATGTATATTACAGAATACTGGCTATCAGATTATAGATTTAGTATGCACAAGTAAAATTGGCGACCATGATAGTGTGCGACCTTTAGTTGGTACGCAATATCGCTTTATGGTTCGCCTTATTGATTTAAAAGAGAAAACTAACGGAGGTATTTTCTAATGGCACCAGCTGCAACACCAAAAAAATTATACAAACCGGCTCAAACCGCAATGCCTACAGCCGGCAAGAATTATCTTATCTATTTAAATGTAGGCACTGACGAAACTACTAATGCTGAATGGCTTATCTTGGGCGGTCAACGTAGTGGCGATGTATCTCGTAAAGCGGATAGCATTGACGCATCTAGTAAAGACAGTGGCGGTTGGAAGGTTACTATTCCGGGTATGAAAGAATGGTCTATCGACCTTGAAACGCTTTTAATGCCAAACGAAGAAAGTTTGACATTGCTTGAAAAAGCATTCTTAAACGATGAAAAAGTTCATTTAAAATTCGAATACCCAGACAAATCTTACATGACTGGCTATGCATCTATTACAGAATTGTCCTTAAGTACTCCGCATGATGATGTGGCTACATATAAAGGTACATTGAACGGTGCAGGTCCATTGTCTGAATTGAAAAAACCCTAATTAACTATTTACAAGGAGCGTGTTTATTATGAAAAAAATTAATTGTGATCTATTCGCTATGGGCGAAACTATCTATTTCAACATTGGTCGTATTGCTGAGTTGGAACAGCTATGGGGTGAGCCTATTTTTAAAGCGGTACAAAATGGCACAATGACATTTAATCAGCTTATCACTGCATTGGTCGTAGGTATGAAACACCACGGCAAAAAGCGTGATTACATCTATTACCAAGATAAATTACAAGAACTCTTTGACGAGGGAACGGTCCAATATGCCGACCTTGTACAGTTGATTGTACAAGCCCTTATTGGCAGTGGTGTATTTGGTAAAGCTGCATATTACGCATTATTCCCAGATGAGGCCGATGAGCAAGCACGCTCCGAGGTCGAGGCTGAAAACGAAACAAAAAACTAAGAGGGGGCGACACCGCCCCCTCTTTTAAAGTATGGATAACGAAAGCGGAACGCATGGCCTATGGTCCGCTTAATCTTAAACCGTGGGAATTCATGAATTTAAGCCCTATGGAATATTACAAACTTGCCGATGGTTATGAGTTAAGAATGAAAATAGAGGACCGTAAGCAAGCGTATTTTGCGTGCCTAATGACGAATGTTCATATCGCAGGCAAGCGAAAACTGACTGTCGAGGATATTATGAAACAACTACATCCAATGACATTAGCTAAACGCAAAAACGAAGAAAAGTTATTCATGGAAGAATTTAGACAAGAGGGAGGTGAGATATAGCATATGGCCGAAAGTCAAATTAATGTCAAAATTGTTGGCTCGTCTAATGGTGCTGAACAGGCACTTGATAGAGTAGCAAGGAAAGCTGAGCAAGCACTAGGCAAAAGCATTTCTAATTCGCTTGATAGCGTAAGAAATAAAGCTCAAAAGGTCTTTGGGGTTGAAATTCCGGGGCTTATGAACGCTGCCAAAAGTGGTGCTGCATTTGCAGGTGCTGCAATGGGCATTGAGGCAGCCGGTAGGGCGTTAAAAGATATGGCCGTTAGTGCAGTTAAAACAACGGACCAATTAACGCAATTAAGGGCTCGTATTGATCTTATCAATGACGGTAGTCAAAGCACCGCCGAAATTATGGATAAGGTATTTTCTGCCGCCAATCGTTCACGTGGTAGCTTTTTAGATATGGCTGATAGCGTTGCAAAACTAAATTTGTTAGCAAAAGACGCTTTCACCTCCAACGATGAGGCCATTTATTTTGTTGAACAGTTAAATAAGCAATTTAAAATTGCCGGTGCAGGCGTACAAGAAACTACATCCGCTATGTACCAATTAACACAAGCTATGGCAGCAGGTAAGCTACAGGGCGACGAATTCCGCTCTATTATGGAAAATGCTCCGATGTTGGCACAAAGTATCGCACAAGAAATGGGGCTATCTGTAGGGCAATTAAAGGAAATGAGCTCGCAAGGTCTTATTACTGCTGACATCATCAAAAATGCGTTATTTAATAGTGCCGAGGAAACTAATGCGAAGTTCGCTGAAATTCCTATGACATTCCAAGATATAGGAACTAAATTGCAGAATGATCTTATTGCTGCGTTCCAACCAGTAATGGAGGAACTGGGCAATATGACAAGTTCCGACGCATTTATGAGTGTGTTAAACGAATTGGCGTTTTCTTTTAAAGTAGTAGCTGCAGCTGCACAAGTGTCTATAGCAATTATTAAGGGTGCTTTTAGTGGCCTAAGCGTGGTTATCACCACCATTAAAAATATCGTATCTAGCTTTGTACAGTTGTTTGTTACGTCAATGCCTTTGATTACTGCCGCTATTATTGGCGTGAGTGCTGCGTTTTTAGCACAAAAAGCCATTATAGCAAGTCATAATACAATGCTTGCTTTATTAACTGTTCGCACAACTTTGGTTACTGCTGCAAGCGTAATCTTGGGCGGTGCTATTGGTGCGGTAGGTCTTGCGTTTGGTGCGTTTAGGGCTATTGCGATGACTACACAAGCCGTAATTATGGCTATTAGGACTGCGAATATTGCTAGTGCGGTTGCGATGGGCGTGGCAAAGGTGGCTACACTTGCATTGAGTGGTGCTACAGCAATTCTTAACGCAATCATGATGGCAAACCCTATCCCTATATTTGTAGGGGCATTAATGACGCTTGTCGCTGTATTTGGTCTTTCTAGGGCTGCGGCAGGTGGCTTTAGTGAAACGCTAAGTGAAGTATTTTCAACTATCGTACATACAGCCGTTTGGGGTGTTAATAAGATTATTGAGGCTTTGAACTGGTTAATCGCTAAACTTAATAGCGTGGGTGATAAGGTTGCAAAGTTCTTTGGTGGCACATTTACTGCTATTCAACAAGTAGATACAATTTCTGCTGATACTGCACAAAGTATCGTCAATACTGCCGGTGATATTATGGGGCAAATCACCTCAGGCTTATCCGGTGGAGGTGGCGAACTTGGTGGAGGCGGTGGAGGTGGCGACACTTCCGGTGGTGGCTCCGGTGGCAAAGGCGGTGGAGGCGGTAAAGGTGGCAAGGGTGAAGATCTAGCAAAAGAGGCTAAGCAAATTCACGAAAAAATCTTGCAATCTTTCCTTGAAATGCAAGGCAATCAAGTAGAGTTAATCGAACTTCAATACAAAAAGGAGCGAGAAGAACTTGAGAAATCAAAAACCGCTAATGAAAATTACCACGAGGACTTGAAACTACTTGACGAGGTTTATGCAGAAAAGCGTATTAAGGCGAAACAGGAAGAAATGACAAAACTACGTGCCATTGAAACTGGTATTCGTGATATGCAACAAGATTTTGCGTTTAAAACCGCTAGTAAAGATAGTACAGGTAATGTATCTCCTGCCGTGCAGTTAAAAAATGATTATGAAAATGCCATAGATGAAATCGAGGACCGTTATGCAGATATGGTCGACAAGTTCATGAAAATGGACAAAATGGAGCAACAACATCACATTGATCTGTTAAAACAACGAGGCATTGAATTCGAAATGAGTGCTGACGGACAAATCTCCTATGAGCAAAGGAAAAACGAGGAGTTGTTAGCACTGCAAGACGAATATGCAAAAAAGGCTTTGCAACAACATACTGACTTGGTAAACGAGAAATATGCTATCGATGAGGCTATGCGTACTCAGAACTTCGATGCGTTACAAGCTGCATTAAGTGATGAATATATTGCAGAGCAACAGCACTATGACTCCAAAAAACAACTCCTTGAAGAATGGAAACAAGCTGCAATCGATGCTCATTGGAATGGACAGCAACTATTAATTGACGCTTTAAACGCTGGTATAGATAGTATGCAGAGTGGCATTTCAGGTCTTATTCAAGGTACTACCTCTTTAATGACTGCCATTCAAAATATTGGTAAAGCTATTTTAAAGACTATTGCAGATTTTATTGCAAGTTGGATAGCGGCGATGGTTAAAAAAGCCATATTCGGTAAAATGATGCAATCGCAAGAAACTACAACCAGTATTGCAGCAGCTAACGCTCAATATCCGGCATGGTCTGCATTGGCTCAACAAGTATCTATGGCGACATTTGGTGCTAGTGCTGCGGCTGGTATGGCTGCGTGGACTGCCAATACTACCGCAGGGGCAGGGCTTTCACTTGCTAATGGTGCAACAAGTTTTGCATCGTTAGGATCCGCAAAATTAGACTTACCTAAAATGGCAAACGGTGGTGTGGCCTATGGCTCAACTTATGCTGAGATTGGCGAGGGTAAGTATAAAGAGGCCGTATTACCTCTAAGCGAAAGCACATACGACGAAATGGGTGCAGGCATAGCACGTGCCGGTGGTGGTGCTACTGCTACTGGTGGCATTACGTTCAACGTATCTGCTATGGACGCCAATTCGTTTGGCGACTGGTTAGAAAATTCGGCAGGTCGTTCTTTACGACAATTTTTAGTTAATCAAAATAGGGAATTTGTGGCTACGGAGGGTACATGGTAATGGCAGATTTATTGAAATTTCCGGACATTAGAACCCTTGCGTGGAAGTCTACAAAAGCTCAAAAATGGGACACTAAGATTAAACGTACAGGGAGCGGTCGAGTACGAACTATGACAACTTGGCAATATCCTCAATATACCATTACAACAGAATTTGCAGTACTAAGCCCAGAAGAACATAAGCGTCTAATGGGCTTTTATGCATCTGTAAAGGGTGGTACTATTCCGTTCTTATGGCTAGATCCAGAGGACCATGAGGAGAAAGGCGTAAGGCTTGGAACTGGTGCACAATCTGAATGGCAAGCAATTCGCTTATATGGTGATTTTAGGGAACCAGTAGCACATATTGAGAACCTAAAATTATACGCTAATGGTACGCAAGTTAATGCCGTATCAGATAAAGGCGTTATAAGATTGGCTGCAGGTGTTAGGGTATCTCCTACCGCTATTATTACTGCTGATTATACATATTATTGGAAAGTAATGTTCAGTGGTGATTATACAGACGAGGCCGTTTTTAAAGACGTATTTAAGTCTAAATCGTTTAAATTGGTTACAGTGAGGTGATTATAAATGAAACAAGTTAGCGAGGCATTAAGCGTTCATTTAAGCAACTCACAGACATTTGTATCTTGCGACTTGTACGAGTTAAGGCTTAAAAGTGGCATTTCGTACTACTGGGCCGATACTGACATTGATGTTAGTTATGGCGGAAACACATATAAGGGCGATGGGCCAATTATTGTGCGTGAAAAGATTTCTACAACCAGTACTGTTAGCGTTGATAAGTTGAACGTTACAATAACTGCTAATCAGTCCGACCAAATTGGTGGTATTCCTGTTCTAACTGTTGCTCATAATGGTGGCTTAGACGGTGCTACGTTAAATTTGAGACGTGCTTTCTTTGACGATAAAGGGAATGTAATCGAATGTATTGATCTATTCAAGGGTATTTGTGAGGTTAGTCAAGGCGGAGGCTTTGCATTAAAGATAAATGCAAAATCAGTAGTCCAAAGGCTTAATATCGAATATCCGAACAGACGATACTATCCGCAATGTCCTTATTCTGTATATTCAAAAGAATGTGGCGTTGATATTACTAAATATCGTAAGCGTGTTACTGTTACCGCTGTAATAGGTACTAATAACGTGCAAGTCGATACTTCGTTTGAAAACGGTTTTTATACTGCCGGCGGTATGGAATGGATAAGCGGACCACTAGCAGGGCAAGCAACTCAAATTATGGATAGTGCTACGAACTCAATCGTTTATATGAGTGCTACGAATACAACACCTAATGTTGGCGATGTGGCATATATCTATCCGGGGTGCGATAAAACACCTGCAACTTGCAAGGCTAAATTTAATAATTTTAGTAGGAACAGGGCAACGCCTTATGTTCCATTAAAGGAGACGATACGATGAAATTGACAACAGGTGAAATGATCGCCGATGCTGCAAAAAAGTGGATAGGCACACCGTATCAAAACAATACTATGGTTCATGGTGTTGGCGTCGATTGCTCCTATTTATTAGTTGCTGCAGTTGTTGATAGTGGCCTAATGAAACGTGATGAGCTAGAAATAGAGAATTATTCGAATGAATGGCATTTACATCGCTCAGAAGAAAAGTACCTAAAGTACGTTCAAAAAGTAGCTGACGAGGTTCCTATTGATGATATTCGTATCGGTGATTTCTTGTTATACCAATATGGGCGTTGCATTTCTCACGGTGCAATCTATGTTGGCAATAATTTAGTTGTACATGCGTTTGTTGATCTAGGCGTAATCTATTCATCTATTGACGATGTATTATTCTATGACGCAAAGGGAAAAAGTCGCTTACGTGCGGTTTACAGATTTAGGAAAGGGGGTAAATAATGGGTTTTCTATTTAGAGGACGGAATACGACCAATCGTGCTGATATGATTTCCGACTTCATGATAAATACTGCCTCTTATGGTGAGGTAGTTCCAGAAGTACTTGGCACTACACGATTAAGTGGCAATATTATTTATTACGATGATTTTACCCCTCATGAGCACAAAACCACTACACGAACTGGCAAGGGTGGTGGCTCAAAGCATACTGAAATAACCTATACATATACAGTGGCATGTGCTATTGGCTTATGTGAGGGCCCTATTCAGGGTATAGGCAAAGTATGGCGAGATAAGGAAATATACGATTATCCTAATGAAAAGATTGAGCTTACTGCATATAAAGGTGATTATGGACAAGCTCCGTGGCCTTATGTTCTATCTAAACATCCGGATAAGGCATTGCCTTATAGTGGCTTGGCATATATGGCCGGTGTGGTAGATTTAGGAGAACGAGGAAGTCTACCGCAATACAACTTTGAAATAAAAGGCAAGCTCCTAGAAACTGGCGACGGTGTTGATGTAAACCCTGCCGATTATATCGTGCATGTGTTAAAGTCTATTGGCATTGATGATGTTAATATTGACGGTTTGGAGCACTACAGGGAATATTGCAAGGCAGCTGATATTCTTATCAGTACACCTCCAGACAGTAAAAGTACAAAGGCTCAAACTGTAATTAATGATATAGCTGAGATTACAAACAGCCTTGTCTTTTGGTCTACAGACCGCCTTAAAATCGTACCATTAGCCGATAAGCCTATAGGAACATGGACTCCTTACAATCAAATTCAATATAACTTGAATTCAGATGATCTTATTCCGGCTAGCGATGGACAGTTAGTTGTGTATAAGCGAAAGGACAGCTCAGAAAGTTATAACCAAGCTACAGTTGAATTCATTAATCGTGCAAATAGTTATGAAAAGGAAACAGTCGCTTTCGAGGTTGTAGCCGATGTGCAAAAAAATGGTTTAAAGCCAGCCTCCAAGAAGTCTGCACATTATCTATATACTAAGGCTAGGGCACAATACTATGCAGAGCAATTAGCCATGAAACGGCTATATGCTAAAAACCAATATACATTCCATTTAGATTGGGCGTTCTGTAGATTGGAGCCAGGCGACCTTGTTACTCTTACCGATGAATTATGTGGCTTAAATAATCAAATTGTCGTTATAACTTCTGTATCTGAGGCAGCAGACGGACAGCTTGAAATAACTGCCGAGGGTAAACCTCCAGGTACCTATGCTCCAGCCAAGTACAATGTACATGAAAACGAACGGCCTTTTATTGATTATAACCAAGCTGCACCAAGCGTAAATGATGTTGCCATATTCCAAACCGTTGGCGATGTAGGTGGCAATCATGTATTCGTTGGGGTTAATGCTCCGAGCGGTTGGGGTGGTTGCTCCGTATGGGTATCTGATACAGGTGAGAATTATCGTCGTATAGGATCTATCACTCAACAAGCTAGAATGGGCAGAACCAAAAATGCGTTTGATAAGGCTGCGAATGTATGCGATGTAGTACTCAATCAAGGTGTGTTGAAAACTGCAACACATGTCGATGCTGAACGTGCCAATACCTTATGTTGGATAAATGGCGAGGCGTTGAGCTATGAAACTGTAGAAACTCATCCGGATAATTGGTATACGTTGCGAGGTTTAGTTCGTGGCCAATATGGAACTAAGGCCATTAATCATGGTGCAAATGAAAGATTTGTCAGAGTTGACGAGGCTTTATTCCGTTACCCTTACCGTAAAGAAGATATAAATAAGACGATATATCTCAAGTTCACTTCATTAAATCTATTTGGTAGTAATGAACAGGGACTTGATGAGGTGCAAGAGTACACTTATAAAATCGTTCCCTACTATATCCCAGAAGTTGATAATTTAACGTTATATACTAAATATTACGAGATTGGCAACGGTGTATTGTCCTTTGATGTAGTAGCTCAATTCGATGTACCTCAAATCAATAGTTTTGATACGGTCGAATTGTGGTACCGTGAGGGCAATGCAAAATGGAAATATGGCGGCAATGGTAACGGTCAAATCTCTATTAGTGGCTGCGAACTTGGACATACTTACGAAGTAAAGGCTATTGTTAAGGACGTACATGGAAACACTTCGCAAGGTGTTACAAAGTCCATTACAGTAGCCATGAAAACGGAAGTTCCTAATGCACCACAGGGCTTTTCTATTACGTTTAGTGATAAGGCCAATTTCAACTGGCTTGAAGTTCGTAACGCTGACGTCGATTTCTATGAATTACGTTTAGATACACGAACAGGGCAAACCGATGGTCTGATTGGTAAAAGTAACAACACTACTTATAGTGGCATGCTGCGTGAACGTAGTGGCAAAGTCTATTTGTATGCACATAACCCATCAAAAGGCTATGGGGCACCGGCTGAGGTTACATATAACGTACCAATTCCACCTAAGCCTACGAATGTCAAATTAACTGGTACTATTAGCGGTATCGGAGTTGTATTTGAAAATATTCCAACCGGCTGTAAAGGTGCCAATGTCTATGTCGATAATACTGTATATTTCACATCTACTAACGCAATGAGTATTCCTATCGAGTCCGGTGTATATTCTGTTAGCGTTGCTTATGTCGATATATTTGGTGAGGGACCAAGAACCGATGCAACAAATGTTACTGTAAAAGCCAAAATCGACAGCAAATTGCTTGATATGGAAGAACTTGGCATATCTGATATGGATAAGGCAGTAAAGGCTTTAAAAAATGAAGTTGGAATAGTTAAAACTAGCGTTGACGGTTTTCAAAGCAAACTCATCGACCAAGCCAATGCGTTCCAACATAGCATTAGTGATCTAAACACTAATTTAGGCACACAAATAACTCAAATCTCAAACGGAATTGAGTTAAAAGTAAGTAATGCAATTAATAACCTTGACGGTGCCACACTTGTAAGCCGTATCAATTTAAGCCCAGCAGGTACACGTATTGAGGGTAAATTATTACATGTTACTGGCGATGCATTGTTTGAAAATAACATCATTACAAAAGGCATGCTGCAAGCCGGTTCAGTTACTGCTGATAAAATGCAAGTCGATAGCTTATCATCTATCACGGCCAATATTGGTGATTTAAGAGGCGGTACAATTACTGGTACTGTTATCAAAAATGCGTCTAATACGTTTAGCGTTGATGCTGACGGTAACATTAGAGGGGTAAATATTACAGGTTCAAGAATTGACGCCAACAGCGTATATGCTAATGGTGAGCCGTTAAAAAATACTAATTTTATGAGCATTCATGTTGTTAGTGGACAAAAAATTGCCTTGCCATCCGGATACAACTATGAACGTTGTTTGTATTATTTGACAAATGTCAAAATGAAAGCCGGTGCAGCATATTCTGTAAATAGACGTTATTTCAATGATAGTGATATGAATAAAATTCATGACTTTAATAATCAATACTCTATGTATTGGAATAATAGGCCGGGTGGCGGTAGAATAGACGATTTAGAGGGCGGTCATTGGTTGCATGGGGAACCATTACAAAACCGTGTATTCTACCCTAATGGTGATGCTCCAGTTGGTGGAATTTTCTCATATGGTCGTGGTTCCGGAGGTGCAGGGGACAATGCTAAATGGTTTAGAGGTTGCGGTATAACTAAAGAGGGGTACTTCTATTATTTCTACAACTCCGGTCGATTTGGTTATTATGGCGAGGCTGATTTACTTATCATTTCATTCTGGTAAGGGGTGTATATATGGATCTAGTTAAACGAGTAAACGAAACGATACATATCGGCGAAGATTGGCGAAGAGCTTATACAATCACAGATGATATTGATATAAGCCAAGCTAGTGCCGCATGTAAGGTTCGTACTAAACAAGGCAAGTTACTTTGTGAGGCTGAAACAGTTATAAATGATAAAACTATATTTGTTACTATCTCCAAAGAAACAACATTAGAGATTAACAAGATATACACTAAGGCCGTATACGATGTTTTTCTCATTCAAAATAATGTCTCTCATAAGTTGATTATGGGGGACATTACTATTATTCATGATGTATCTATGCATTAATTAAAAGGAGCAAAATCATGGCAGAAACAAACACACTTCAAGAAATTTTGGTTACATTAGGCGGTAAGCCATTGAATGTAAATGTAAACATTCCTGGAATTAAAGGTGAAAACGGCCAAGACGGTCGCAATGGTGCTGACGGTTTAAGTGCATATGATATTGCACAACTAAATGGCTTTAAAGGCACTCAACAAGAATGGTTAGATAGCCTAAAAGCTGGTGCCATTGCAGATGAGGCACGCAGAATGTTGTTGAATGGCAATGTTTGGTGTAAATCTAACTCTATTGCAGATGTATTGGCTGCAGTGATTTCTAATTTAGGTAAAGCGTTCCCACGTACTGGATTTAAACAGTTGAAAGTACCTAACGTATTACAAGGTCAACGTATTATCGCTGTGGAGGGCGAGCCTCATTACTTTGTTAAAGTTGCAGGCATGGAAACTCCGTTCGAGATTGACGATAATGGAACTGGATCCATCTCTATCGAGCCATTGGGCGTTGATGATATTCCTTTGACTTATCACAACTTTATTGGCGAAAAAGTAGGCGAAACTGTAATCGCTGGTATTCATGACAATACTAGAACACCAGACGACACTTATACAGAAAATGGCGTTAAATATGAGCTATTTGGTCGCAAGTTAGAAATTAATGTAACAAACTTTACTGGATATAATGCTCTTAAAATGCTCGGTAAATGGTTAGTATCTGAAATTGATAGTATCTTAATCAAAACGAGTCGGAAAGTGCAACCTCAAACAGGAAATGGCAGTTTTATAGATAAAAACGGCCATGCGATTGGAAATATTCCGATCATAGTGGAAACTCCTCAAAATGTTACATTCGCTAACGGTGATAATAATAGCACTCCGATTAAAATGGGTACGTTGCAATATGGTGTGCATGATGTTTGGTTCCAATCCTCTCGAATTGAATGGTCTGATAGCCAACATAAATATATTAGTGCAGGCAATACAGTTGACCATCTATAATCTAGGGCAAAGGAGCGATAATGCAAGAATTAACAAACTTTTTGAGTGACGCATGGCAAACACTTACTGAGTCATTTGCAATCAAGGCTTTATTGGCAGTAATAGCAGAAGTCGGCATTTACATGTTAGGGCTTAAACATGTACAAGTTTTAGGTATATTCATATTGCTTGTCTTTTTAGATCTAATCACAAAATGGTCTGCCATCAGTTACCAAATGTTAATTGATTTAGGGGCTAACCCTGACAATATTAGTGGTTCAGATAAATATATCGCTATTCCTGCTGCATGGGGCAAGGGGCTCATATCGTCCAAGCACATGCGAAAACCTTTTGTAACAAAGGTATTAACATATTGCCTAGCTACTGCCGGTGCATGGTGTTTTGATTTTATGGCAGGCAATTATGCCTTTGCCGTAAATCTAGTATGGCTATATCTTGGCTCGGTTGAGTTCCTTTCTATATTGGAGAACCTACGAGACGGTGGCAATACTACCATTACAGGGTTGTTAGATTTAGTTCAAAGTAAAATTGACATGCTTTTAAAGAAATAAGGTTTTTATATAGGGCTGCATAATTGTGGCCCTATTTTTAATTGGAGGTGCATATAATGAAAATTGGAACATACTTTGATGACTACGAGTTCGCTTGTAGTTGCCATCGCCATGAGGTTGATGAAAATGGGCATAATAAATTGGACCATATCATTGACAAAAGATTGGTCGACTTACTTGATAGAATTCGTGAACGCTTAGGCGTTCCGTTATATATTAATAGCGGTTATCGTTGCCCTGAACATAATGAGGAAGTAGGGGGCGTGCCTAATTCTCAGCATGTAGAGGGTACAGCCGCCGACATTACATACGATGGCATTGATGTTGATTATCTTGCACAAATTGCCGAAGAATGTGGTGCGGACGGAATTGGTTGCTATTATCACCAAGACTTCGTGCATGTTGATGTTAGGGGATATGCAGCACGTTGGAATGATCTCGACTAAATAAAGGGGGCTATGTATGTATGAGAAAATCACGAACTACATCAATGCAGTTAAATCTCAAATTACTGTTAAGCGGCTTATTCTTGTTTGTGGTTGTGTGTTGCTCCTCATTGGTGCATGCCAACTCATTGACGGATACTTCACCGCAAGAGGCAACTATCAACGTGCCATTGACAAGTTGGAACGAACTCAAAGGGAACTTGATACAAGCCGACGCCTTAATCAAGAGCTCAAACTTGTCATTGAACGAGGCTCAGACCTTAACCGCCAAGCAAGCGACCGAATTGAACGAATTGAAGATTATCAACGAAGAACGGAGCAAGGAATTGGCCGAGCTCAAAACTATCAACGAGAAACAGGGGCAAGAGTTAGCGAAAGCATCGGAATTAATAACCGAGCAGGCGAGCTCATTGGAAACAGCCTCCGAATCATTGAACGAGTTGAAAGCGGAAATAAAGAATAATAAAAAGACAGAACAAAGGTTACGCCGGCAACGTGATACATGGGCTATTAGCAACGTAGCATTATTTCTTGCCGGTGCGTTACGCAAATAACGTGGAGGTGATCCAATATCTCCTTACTGCATAAAGGTGGATATGCAGACAACTTTTGTTAGTTAAATATAGGGCACTTACTATTACAGTAGGTGCCCTTATTTTTTTTTGCAATTTTGACATCATTTTGACATCATTTTATTAAAAAATATGTAGAAATATAGGTAAATAAGAAAGTATAAGATGCAGTAAAATACTGTGTTTCTAGGGTTTATCAGTAGTGCATAAGTAAACTCTTAATCAGGGTGTCCAGGGTTCGAACCCCTGGTGGTCCACCAAATAAACCCGCACTACTGTG